GTGATTTAGGTTGGGGACAAACTTGGGCAAGAAATGCTACTTTAAGTTTTTGGACACGTAGTAGTAATGCTGGTGTTTATAGTGGATTTATAAGAAACAATCCAACCTTTGACCAAAGTTTAAGTTTTACATATAATATTCCAAGTGCAAATACATGGACTTATGTTAGCATTCCCGTGCAAGGTTCAACTACTGGAACATGGGGCGGCGGCAACGGTGTTGGCATAGAATTGGGATTTGCACTATGGAATGGTTCTATTTACGCACCAGCATCTTCAAATACTTGGACAAACGGTAACTATACTGGCGCAAATAGTCTTGCATTAAGCGGAAACGTTTTAACAACGGTTGGTAGCACTATGCAATGGACAGGTGTTCAAATAGAACCAGGCAATGTGCCAACTCCATATGAATATAAACATTATACTACTGAACTACAACTTTGCCAACGATATTATTATGCTACTGCAAATACAAACGTTAGTGGAACTATTAAAGATTGGATGTGGATAACTTATACATCAAATGGCGATACTCGTGGACGAGTAAGTCATCCTACTACAATGAGAGTAGCACCATCAATAACATTTAACACAACAAGTTGGAATATGATTGGTGTTGGAACATCAACAACTACACCATACTCTCCAGTAAACGTTTCAATGACAAGCGTTACTGCTGGCGCAGTAACTGTTGATAGTTGGAGCATTTCTACTGCAAGTATCGCAAGTCAAGGAACTGTTTTGGTTTGGGGTAGTAATCAAGGTTTAATTGTTTATGCAGATGCGGATATGTAAGCGATGACAAAATATACATTATGTTGGCATGGAACTATTTTAGATAATGAAGATGGATGGCATATTCCACAAGACCCAGACAATCGTCATTTTCAAGAATATCAGGCATGGAAAGCACAAGGCAATTGGCCAGATTTTGAACTTGAAAATTATGCACTTGATGAACAAGGTTCACGATATGTTGCTACACAATTTAGCCAAATGCAATATAGTCTTAATGACTTTCCAAGTGAAGTTGTGATACCATAAATATTACTATGCCACAATTAAACTTTCCACTTTATCGCAGAGATTATAACGGTGAACCCGTAACCTTTGTAGAAAATGAAAAAATGAAATCATTGTTTGTAAATCCACGTGATTTTCCATTTGATCGTGCAGTAAATAGCGCCGTTGTTATTGGTAATGGCGTTAGTCGTTTAAGCACAGATATTCAACTTATTTTAAATCAAAATAATAAGCGTGTGGCAGAGGGATATAAAACAACTTATGCATGTAATGCAGCATACCGTGATGTCAAAGCGGATTATTACATTATTAAAAATAGGTTATTATTTGCTGAAATACCACTTGAAAACTATAACAAAATGTTTGTGGGTAATGATATGTGGGTTACGTATCGAAATACAAATTTAATTCCATATGTTTATTATTTGGATAGTGGTGCTACTGCTGCATATCTTGCTGCATTTGATGGTGCAAAAAAAGTTTTCTTATTTGGTTTTGATGGCAGCGATGAAATAACAAATGAAAATGTTTATGCCAATACGTTAGGTTATGATACAAATAACTTTACACATGAAAAGCATCATGGTCATTTATATGATGTATGCAGTGTTTATGCTGATGTTGATTTCTATCGTATAAGAACACACATAAGTCACAATTATAGTAATCTACTAAATCAATTGCCTAACTATCATGAAATAACTGTTCGTGAAGCAGTTCTAGCTGGTGATTTTTAATATTTCTCGAATTGTGTTCAGTTTTTCTTTTATAATTTTGTTATTCAAGCTATTATATAAACCTGGATGCAGTGGTTTTGGCGTAACATCTAAACTGCACCAACTGTAACCTTTGTGTTCACTACTTAATGTTGGTATAAATTCTTGGGGCACTATCACAACAAATGTATGATAGCTAAAATGTCCATCTGGACTATTAAAATATTCAAGTGGCAATACTTTCTTAATAGGCGGTTCAAAACCAATTTCTTCTACAACTTCACGAACTAAGCCACCATATAGTGTTTCGTTTGGTTCTAATTGTCCACCAACTAAACCCCAAGTATTGCTATAGGTGTCCTGGTCTCGCAGTAAGAATAATCCACGTTCAGTTTTTTCGCTTATGAATAACGCACCAACAGCAGTTAGATCACGATTGACCAAAGACCTTCTGGGTAAATTCCTTCCCAACTTTTTACCCATTGATTTCCATCCCATGCATATTGAATATTTGTATATGTGTTTGTAACATAGCTTGCATTGCTTGTTGCATTTGGTCTATAAGAAATAGTCCAAGCGTTACCAACATATTGGATAATATCATTAGGTAGTGCAGGTGTAATAGTTGTGTCTGCATTTTGCCAAGCCGCTGAACCGTTGCCAATTGTTGCATTACCAAGTGGATTTACTATTAAATAACGTTGAGCATTTGCTGCGGTTGGTAATCCTATACCAGGACCATACGCTCTTGGATCAACAATAGCATTTACACTTTGTAATATATTAGTAGGTATAGTAGCACTATCTACATTAAAAAACAAATTATTTTGATTGTTTGGATCATATGCAACTGTGCCAGTAACTAATCTATCAGTTCTGTTATCTGTAAGATACATCATACTATAGTTGTTTGCTATGTTACCAAATAGATTTATAACTGGTGCCCATGCAATGGTATTTGCTGTCGTTGTTGGCATAGCATAATTGTTAGCGTAAAGTTCAGGACCACCACGTGGAAGTAATTTTACATTGCCTTGATTTACTAAAACTTGATAACCAGTAGCTGTAAAATATTGACGATTTCCTAATTGGTTAGTTGCCTCAATAAGTGCATTACTTGGGTTGCCGTTAGCATCATACACATTGCTTACAATACTTTGAACAATACCAAGTTTTTGAATTTTTGCGGGTGTAGAAAACCAAATAGGCATTTCAAATGTAAGTGTAGCAACATCAATTGGATCATCTGCGCCAACAGGAATATCACGTGTTGTCCAATTTGTTGAAGTTAACAGCACATAACTTAAACTAGTCCAATCATAATAATTTTGATTACTTTGAATTTCCATATCTGGATTAAACATTGTGGTAATTTGTTCCCACAATTGTGCTTTTTGATCAAAGTTGCTCGTCCACAATTCCATAACGACCGTTAAACGATATGGTGCAGGCATTAATCTTTTAAGTGTATAGTTTTGTCCTTGTTGTGTGTTTGCATTGCCAGTAAGTGGATCAGTTGCACGTGTGCGAACACTTTTGTTATCTACATATTTTGGTTCTTGTATACGTGTGCGATCATAATTTACTTCCTTGATATAGCAAACCATCATTGGAACATTTAATACACTATTTTCACTATTATTTTTAAGAATAGAACTTACTTGACGGTTTGTGTCAGCATAACGTACTGGCACACGCTTTAATATACTATTGCCATTTGTATCTTTACCAAATTCAACGTACATCTCATCAAAGATACGAATGAATTGACCCATGAATCTGCGTATTTGTTTGTCGTAGAAATATTGACCCACGATGTTATCCTATAATATCTGGTTGTAGATTGAATAGATTACTTAGTGTTTCACGGCTTGGTATCGCATAACCATTTGCTAATTTTACGGTTCCACTATTATTAATAAATGTTCCAAGTTGTGTATTTGTATTTGCTCCAGTAAGATTAGCACGTTGAACATCTTGAATAGCACGCCAAGTTTGACCATCATAACGAAATAATCTGCTTGGAATATAATCTGTGCGCAATACATATTCACCTAATGTTGCATTAAGTGGAAATGCAGTATCAACTGTTACAGGCAGTCCGTTAGGTGCAGTACCATCACCAGTAAGATAACCATTTATTACTTTTACAGGACTTACTCCATCTTGTGTTGGTAAAATATAAAGTTTGTTTACATTATAACCACTTGCTGGCACATCAGTTTGTGCTTGAGCAATTACTGCATTATTGATTTGCACATTAAGATTATAACTGCTGAGTAAATCTGCAAGTGTGCTACCAGTTGGTGTGCCATCACTTGTTGTTTGCTCTTGATTTAGAATATCTGCATATTCTTGACCATCAACCATTGGTGTAACTTTACAACGCCAAATATGTGCCCACCAAGTTTGCGCATAACCTTCGCTACCACGTGTTGCTTCTTGAACAACATAATACTTTCTAAGTGGCAATGGCAGTGTGGTATCAAGTGGATTATAATCACGCAAGTGCGGCAATTCAAATACATCACCTGGCATGATTTTACGTCCAAGACGATCACTCATATCAGTGGTATGAAATGTAATATACAGTGTATCATTGGTTACCATAAGACCAAATTGACTTAAACTAAAATCATTATCTTGAATGGTATAATGACCACGTAGGTTATACACATCTTTGTCATAAGCACGATCACGGTTTTCCAAGAATAGTAAATCTTGGATATTCTTTTCACTTTGTGTGCTGTATTGTGGTTGTGTTAAATCTGTTGTTTGACCTTGGTCTTTTGGACCAAGATATTTGTGTACATTTATACCTACGCCACTTATGGTGTATAATTCACGAATACGATTATCTTGCCATTTGTAATCGTTACTATGATTTTCTCTATATAAACTTAAACGTGGCATTGCTGATCCTACAAGATATTTATGGTAAGAACAGTTTATGCTTTATGGTTTTTTATAAACGAAATAGAAACGATCACCGTTATCTTGTTTCCACGTTTCAAGTTTTACATTATTTGTTTCTGCAATACGAACTGCTGTATCAAAATCCCAATGATAAGGATCAATCCATTCGTTATCAGGACCAGTATTGAATGGATTGGCACGGCAAAATACAGTTCCACCTGGCGCAAGCAGTTCAAATACTCTAGCAAATCGTTCTGCTACCCATTCATAACTGTAAAAATTTATACTGCCAAACACAATTATTGCATCAAAACTTTCTGGCTTCCATCTAAAATCCATAATTTCAACCATGTAATCAGCATTTGGATTATAACGATCAATACCAATTAAATTCGGTATTTGTGCTTTAAATTGATTAAATCCGCATCCAATATCTAATACGGCATGAGGGTTTAGATCATTTACATCTTTGACAATGTTCCAACCTGTAAAACGATAAACTTCTGTGCGTGGTTTCCACATTTCTCCACCCCAAACACAACACTGATATTTGTAATCAACGTGTTCGGTAAACTCTTTGAGTGTTCCCCTAAATTCTATATCAACGTCTTGAAAAGTATCATTGATATCTTTTTTAAATTTTTCCCAACGTTTAAGCGTCCAAGGAAGATCAGTTATAATAGTATTTTCATTGATACTATTACGAATTTCTGTAAATTTTTCTAATTTAAATGCTTCATTTAAATTTTTTAATAAAAACGCATAAATTTTCTTGTTCATCTAATTTTTTCCTAACGTTCATAAATAATTTTTAAGAGTTTAAATTTTTTTACTAAATATTTATGATTAAGGAAAGATGTATGGATTTTTTCAAGAATAAGAAAAAAAATAAAATTATTCTGCTTTCTGGACCACAAGGTAGTGGAAATCATCTTTGGAGCAAAATTTTTGCTCTGCATCCAGAAGTAAGTGGGTGGAGTGATTTGTTGGATAAATCAAATCCTGAAAATTATTTTATAAGGCACTTTGAAGAACCTAATATTGATATTTGGGATAATATTGAATCTATTACACCTGAAATTATGAATGGCAAGCAGTATCATGTAATAAGTGCAAGCATGCCTGTTTGGAATAATGATAAATTTTATATTATTCCCATTGATAAATTAGCTGCAAAATTAGAATCTATTAATATAGATTTTCAACTTATTATTATTGGACGAGATAGATCAATATTAAATGTTCAACAAACAAGGTTACGTGGTGGTCCAACATATGGATGTGTAACACAGGTCTTAAAAAGATTAAAGACTGTGCCATTTTTTATCAGCACAGAATTACTATTTTTATATCGACAGAGTTATATTAAATCTATTTCTAATATGTTGAATATTCCTATTGCATATGATGATCCAAGAGTAGATGAAATTCTTATTGAAGACACAAATGAAAAATATATTACATATGCAGAAAATCCAATAGTAGACCCAATTGCAAGAAAGGCTCCTACACCAGAAGAAGTAGCAGAAAAATATAAAAGGTTACAACAAAAAAATGCAAGAATATGAAAATTGGGGCGATAGCCGCTGGGAATTTACAAAAAAACAAAGTAGCTGGCATTTTGATGTTTCACGTCCACCGCAATCTGGCATAGATAGTTACACACATGTGTGTAGATTTGATACAGATTTTACTGATGCAATTATTGCTTGTATGCCAAGAACAAAAAAAAGCACATGGGGTTCACGTAATCCAAATATAGAACGCATTTATAGTGCTGAACCAGAAGAGCAAGATTTGATACGTGCTGGTGCTGATCCAACAGCAACAGTATTTGAACGTGCAACAGCCGAAGACATTTCCATTTTTAAAAAGATAAATGATTGGCTTGGATTGGAAGAAAGCACAATAAAATTTCATAATCAAACCACTGGACAAATGTTTCACACTCATATGGATAATTTTGCTGGTCGTCCAGAGCGTGAAAATAGTTACAAAGTTGTTGACTTTGATAAAAATCCAGATATAATAAGAAGATTCGCTGTTATGTTAGCAGATTGGAAATTA